TCCATTGCAGGCTGGCGCAGCATCAGTTCACCTGCATCGAGCCAGGCGGCAGGCCGGGGCCGGCCGGACTCTCCGGCTCGTCCACTTCGCGCACCTCGACGATCTCGCCCATCTGGTCGCGGATCGGCACGCGCCGCCGCTTCTGCGTGACCGCGCGCAGGAGCTGCTCCATCTGCGCGGCGTTGCTCTGCGACATCTGCCCGATGGAGGCCGAAAGGCCGTCGAGCTGCATCACAGGGTTCACCTTCTGCACGACCGCCATCATGTCGGCGATCTGCTGGTACTGCGCCGCGACCTGGTCGAACTTGGCCTGCATCTCGACCTTCTGCAGCTCGACCGTCGCCTTGAGCGCAGCCACCTTCTCGTCCGAAGCCGCCTCGAATGCCGCGATGCGCTCGTTCGACTTGATCTTCTCGGCCTCGAGCTTGAGCTTCTCGAGCTCGGGGTTCGGCGGCGGAGGCGGCGGGTTCAGAAGCTGCTGCTGCATCGCCGCGACCGCTTGGTCGAGAACGCCCTCGATCTCGCTCGAGACGCGGAACTTCGCGACCGCCCATTGCATGAGACGCAGCAGGAAGGGGCCTGCGCCGGGCGTCGATTGCGCCACCGGCGCGACCTGTGAGATGAACGCGCCCAAGCCCTGCATGAACTGGACTGCTGCGTCTCGCTCGGCGGCCCAGTCCATCGCCGCCATGCTGTCGGCCTCGACGCTGATGCGATACTCGGCCAACTCGGTGTTCTTGATGAGGTCGATCGCCGCCATCGCCACCGCCGCATCCGGCGTGCGCTCGATGTTCGAGGCGCGCACGATGGTCTCGGGCTGCCAGTGCTTGGCGATGATTTCCGCCTTGATGCGCAGCGCGTGCGTGATCCACTCGGCGATGTAGAACTGCGAGAGCTGCATGCGCGTCGAGCCGAACTGCGCCTTGATCTGCTGCGCAGCCGCGGTCTCCGAAGCGCGCGATGCGCCGCGCATGATGTCCGAGATGCCAAGCACCTCGTAGATCTGCTGCGTCTTGTCCGCGCGGTACTGCCGCAGCCGGTCGATGCAGTTGACAACCGCCTCGATCGGCACGAACTCCATCTTGCCCTTGATGCCACCGCCCTCGGCGAACATCGCCCAGTTGTCCACCGGGATGAGCTGGTTCTCGCCGGCCTGCAGGAGCACCCGACCGACCGAATCGCCCGCGCTCTTGTCGTACACGCCGACGACCTTCGCCGCGCGCGTGAGCCAGGTGATGCGCGTGTTGATCTCGTCGAGTTCCTTGAACTGGTCCTGCGCGAAGATGTAGTCCGCGCGCGGGATGAAGTTGCTCGAGGTGACGTTCGCCGCCAAGGGCTTCGGGCAGGGGAAGAAGTTCTCGAGCCCGAGCGGGTCGTCCTTGTAGTCGAGGATGGTGTCCATCCCCTTGGCGAACCAGTAGACCTTGCGGTTCTCCTTGCACCAGATCTCGAAGACCTCGGCACGCGCCCACGGGTCGTTCTTGACCTGCGGCTCGCCCTGCTTCGACTGCCGGCGCACCATCGGCACGACCTTGGCGATCTCGGGGCCGAAGCGCGCCTCGAGCTGCTCGCGCGTCATGTACACGCGCCGCGCCACCCAGCGCACCTCGCCCCATGTGCGCGCGGGGGAGTAGAGGAAATCCTTCCAGAAGACGTAATCGCAAGGCGCGTCCTCGGCGACGATGCGCTCGACCGTCTGCGCCGGGGCGATCTCGACGCCCGAGAGCGGGTCGAACTGCGCCGGGACCTCCTCGAGCGCGGTCTCGACCTCGTAGCGCAGCCACACCTGACCCGCGCCGACCACCAGCCAGTCCTCGATGCCCTGCCGCACCGCGGCGTCCCACGCCGAGATGTTGTCGTCGAAGGACTTGTTCAGCAGGCGCTGCAGGATCTGCCCCGCCACGCGCGCCTGGTCGTCATCCGAGTCCTGGAACGCGCGCGACACCGAGGCCTTCGGCGGCCGGGCGTAGAGCATCGAGAGCAGAACCTTCACCGTGGACCAGAACAGGTTCACGCGCGACTCTTCGCGCCCCCAGTCGTCGCGCTTGTCGAGATACCGCTCGACGATCTTGTCGCCGTCCTCGTGGAACTTGGTCAGCTCCTTGACCGCCGCCTCGATCTCAGTGCTCCAACGCCGCGCCATGCCGCCCGGCGTGTCGGCGAAGTCCTTGGAGGTCTCGATGCGCTCGGAGCTTTCCATCAACCCACCCGTCCGCTGTGGCGCGGCCTGCAGTCCCAGATGTCATCCAACGTGAACCCGTAGTGCTCGCCACTACGCGGTGCGATTTTAGCACCACCACTTGACAAATTACCAGAAACGGGTCTCGCGGCAAGCGCGAGGTAGCGAAAAGCGTCCGAGGCGTGGCTGTGCTGGTCGTGCTTCGGGCGGTTGCGGAAGGTCTGCGTCCGCTCGTCCCACTCGCGCATGTACGCCCGCAGGTGCTCGACGCCGGCATAGGTCGCCTTCTCGTCGAAGTAGCACTTCGGGATGGTCAGACGCGCAGCCTCGATGCCGTCCTGCAGGCTGAGCTCGGGCACGATCCGCGGCGTGATGCCCGCGTGCAGGAACTGCTCGATGATGGACTTGCCCGTCTGCAGGCTCTTCGCCCGCGCATCGTGCGGCAGCCACACCGTGCCGACCTTGTACGGCCGGCTCTTCACCCAGTCGATGTAATGGCCGATGGCCTGACCGTCCGCCTCGTAGAACTCGACCACCCGGTGCCCATCCGGCCCCGTCTGCCAACCCCACCACGAGCAGGAATCCGTGTAGCCCAAGTCGGCCACAAGGTCCACCGGGAACGCAGGGTCGATCGGGAAGTCCCCCACCCGCCCCTGCTCATACGCCTCGCCCAGCTGCTTCGCGAAGTACGCGCCCGGCACCGAAGCGTCGAAGCTGACCTCGTACTCGATCGCGAAGGTCTCCTCGGTCATCTGCGCGCGCGCCGCTGCAAGCTCGCCCTCCGGCAAGATGCCCGTCTTGCTCGCAGGCAGCTCGAGCAGCAGGTGCGTGCCGGGGTTCAGCCGCGCCTCTTCGCGCAGCTGCCAGAAGAAGTTCTTGCCCGCTGGCGTGCCCGCCCAGATCGCGCTGCCCTGCCGGTCCGAGAGCGCCGGGCGCACGACCGAGTACCAGGTGCTCGGGCGCATCTGCCCGACCTCGTCCATCACCACCGCGTCGAGGTAGAGGCCGCGCAAGCTGTCGGGGTTGTCACTGCCGCCGCAGTAGATCGTGGCGTAGTCGCCCGGCCGACTCGTGCGCATCGTGATCTTGAGCTCGCTCTCGTTCGGCGGTTTCGCCCAGAGCGGCTTCGTCAGATCCTTCAAGTACTGCCAGGCGACCTTCTTCGCCTGCTCGCGGAACGGCGCAAGGTAAGCCACCTGCGGTTTCGGGTGCGGGCACTCGAGCGCGCTGATGACCAGGTCCGCACACATCGCCACCGTCTTGCCCGCACGCCGGTGCGCCACCACGCACGCCCAGCGCGTCGCGCGGTTGTGCAGCTCGAGGAACACCTCGCGCGGGCGGTAGGTGTTGATCGTGATAGGCCCGGCAGCGGCGATGTCCTCGTCAGGCGGTTGCATTTATCTCAACACCTCGAAATCGGTATTGGCGAGAGAGGGGAAGGGAACCCTTACTCCGACCCACCCCCCGCCTGCCGTTCGAGGGGGGGTGGGGGGTCGGCAGGGAGTTGCACGGCCGCAACGTGTGGCTCGGGCGCGACGGATGACGCGGCCTCGGGCACCTCGAGCACGCGCATCGGGTCATCAACCCGAAGGTCTTGCGTCAATTCCATCGCAGGCTCAACGACTTGCGCGTCGATGGCTTGCGGTTGTGTACGCCGGTGTGTACTGACCACCCCCCGACCGGCCAACCACGGCAGCTGCACCGTCACCTGGTCAACCGTCGCGTGGATCTGCGCCGGTACCACCTTGGCGACGAGGCCGGCGAAGATCTTGCGGTCTTCGACGCCCCCTGTGGCGCGGTCTACGAGCCACCCGGCCAGCCCCTCGGGGTGACATGCCCCCGGCTTGCAGGCGAGCTCGATGGCCTCCCTGATCGTCTGGTGCACGCGGTTCGGCACGCCCTTCGGCCGACCGGCTGGGTTGCCGCTCTGGCCGGGCTTGAACGACGCCCGCGTGGCGCGGCGCCGGGCTGGCGGCTGCTCTGGTGGTGTAGTCTGCTGCAACTCCATAGCGGTGCGATTCTGTCACCGCGTGGCGGTCACCGCAAGGCCGTCACCCTCGACGCCGCCAGACGAGCTCGGCGACGAGCCACCCGGCATGCGCGACCGCCCACAGCCAGTACGCGAGAAAGCCGGTCACGAAGGCGAGCGCGGCGAGTGCGATCGCTCCCCCCAAAAGCCATGCCAGAGCGAGCGCAAAAAGTTCCATCTTCGGGTCCTCCTGGACGTGTGTCTGGGGCCATTCTGCCCTACCTCGAGATTCTGCAGGAATTTGCGCGCGCTCGCCCCCACACCCCTAGGGAGCAGGAGCAAGCGCAAACGCAAGGCAGCGCCCCCCGTTATACGGGGGGGGCGCCGCTCATTGCGACCGCATGCGAGCGCATAGGCGAGAGCATAGCGAGCGCAAGCGGGCGCAGCCGCCCGAAACTGTGCGCCTTCCCTCACCGTCCGCAGAGTGGATGCGTTGCGATATTCTCATTGCGTAACGTGCGCCGCATCACACAGAATCCGTCCCATGCCCGCCATGGTGGCGGGTCAGGGAGGAGGACCGCGATGACTGGACTGGTGATTGCTTCGTACCGCCCCGAGCCCCCGCGCTCGCGGCAGGCCGCGCCGATCGTGCGCTACGGCCTCGACTTGAACGTGCTCGGCAACCGGGTGGGCTGCGACGTGGTCACGGCCGCGTTCGTGCTGCTCGCGCTGCTCGAGGCCGGGCACTACCAGGCGCGCCTGAGTGCGCTCACCGAGGCTGAGATCGACGCGGGGCTCGCCCGTGCGCTTGAGCGCATGGAAGCTTTGGCGGTGCCGTTGTGACTTTCGCAGCAAGTGGCGAGTACAGCATGAGCGCCGCGCGCGTGGCTGCCCTTCGGGAAGCGGTCGAGCGTGCGGACATCTTGGCCGCCGTGCAGGCGCGCCTCATCGACAACCAGCAGAAGGTCATCGAGCTCTACGAACGCCGCATCGCGGTGCTCGAGGGCGAGGTGGCCGAGTTCAAGACCTACAAGGGGATGGAACCGTGAGCCGCCTCCTCATCATGGCCTGCTCGGCCACGAAGTCCTCGCAGGCGCTGCCCGTGCCGGCCGTGGACCGCTACGCGGGGCCGGTGTGGCAGACCCTTAAGACTGCGGACCCGACCGGCGCGCTGGCGCACGTCACGGTGCTGTCTGCCGAGCACGGCTGGATTGATGGCTCCGCGCCCATCTGCCGGTACAACCGCAAGATGGACAACGTGCGCGGCCGTGAGCTCATCGCGCGCGGCGTGACGCCCGAGACGCTGGCGATGCTCGTCGAGGCCACGAGCTGCGGCCGGCGGCCGTTCTCCGAGGTCTGCATCGTCGGCGGCCACTACTACCAGGCAGTCGCGCGCGAGCTGCTGCAGCTGACCATCAACCACAGCGGCAACGAGTTCTTCACCGCCGACGTCCGCGTCGTCGAGATCTGCGACCAGATCGGATACATGCGCCAGCAGCTGCGCGCGTGGCTCGAGCAAGGCCAGTTGCAGCAGGTGGCCGCATGAGCGCCCTCGACATCGTCTACGTCGCCGTGGTGACGCTCGGCATGGCGCTCTTCTTCGGCGGCATCGTTGTCTGGATGTTCACGCGCCCGGCTCCGTGGAAGTGGCAGACCGACAAGCGTGAGCGGCTGCCGGAGCCGAACTGCCGCGCCAAGGTCGTTCGGCCGTGGGGGGTGCCATGAGCGAGGACGCACTGGCTTGGGGCGCCGCACTGGCAAGCCTCCCTCCCCCGCCGCCGCGGGTGTCAGTCGAGCTCGACGGCCTCTCGCTCGGCGAGCTGCTGGCCGCGCTCAAGTTCACCGGCATCGTGGCATCGAACCGTGACGGCGCGGTGGTGCTGCACCGTGCGCCGAAGGCGGTGCGGCCGTGAGCGCGCACACCAAGACCTGCCGGGTCTGCGGCCAGGACAGGGACCTGCGCGACTTCCGCACCGTCGGCCGCGGCTACAGCAAGACGTGCACGGGCTGCGAGGGCGGCGATGAACCGGCCACAGAACCGGCCACGGACCCTGATCCGATGCTCGCCATCAAGCCCGGCTACGAGCTGCGGGTTTGGGTGGATGGCGACGGCGACCTTGTGCTCGCGCAGAGCGGCGAGGTCGAGTCGCGCATCTACCTCGCCCCGCACCAGGTGCCGCAGCTCGCCCAGTTCCTCAACCCTGCCAAGGAGGCCACGCCATGAGCGCCCCTGCCCTGATGTTGGAGATCCGCGCGCGCGCCGAGTTCTCGACCATCGAGACGAAGCTCGACGAGTTCACCGATGCGACCGAGTGCGTGCGTGCGTTCGTGAACGTGTTGCGCGGGCTCGAGTTCGCCGATGAGAGCATCAAGAGCGCGCTCGAGGAGGTGCGGCGTGGGCTGGGCTAACCTGGGCTCGCTCGTCGAGCTGCTGCTCGTGATCGTGCTGTCCGTGTATGCGCTGGTGGGCGTTTCGACGCTTGCGGTACTGGCGGCCCTGCTGTGGAGGGACCGCAAGTGACGTTGCACACGCACGCGGGGCCGCTGCCTGCCCATCAGTACGTCTGGATCGACGCCGATGCCATCGGCAAGCACGAGCCGCTGCGCGCGGTCTGGTTCGGCCTCACGTCGTGGCCCGGCCGCGCGTTCGGCTGCCATGTGCTGCTCGAGTGCGGCGCGGTGTACCGCAACGTCCCGCTGCATCAGCTCGCTGCGGTCAAGGACGCCCCGCCCTGGGAGCCGTGGCAGGCCGCGACCTGGGACGCCTACGGGTGGCAGTTCACGACCCTCGAATATCCGTACCTCTCCTCCATGAATGCGCGGGTGCGGCTGCAGGACGGCGCCGAGCACGCCGGCATGTACCTCTTCACCTTGGCGCCGGTCGGCGATGCGTTCAGCGCCTCGCCGGCGCAGAGCAAGGAGTTCTACTTCCTGCAGCTCGAGAACGGCCGGTACACGGCGCAGCCCACCAACCAAGTGCTGATCGACGATCGCAGCTGGGTGGACGAGCTCAAGTGGCCGACGTTCCTCAAGCGCCAGCGCGACTGGCACAGCGCGGAGGACCGGGAGTGAGCCTGCAGGATCGCGGCCTGCGCCCGGTCGCGGAGCTCGCCGCCGAGCGCCCGCACGGGCATCGGTTGCGGTATCTCGCGGGGTGCCGGTGCTTCTACTGCCGCCGGTCGAATTCGGATTACGAGCGCGGGCGTGCTGCAGCGCGGGCGGCGGGCGATTGGAACGGCATCGTGGACGCTGCCCTGGCGCGGCGGCACATCCTCGCGCTGTCCCGCAGGGGCGTCGGTCGCCGGATGGTGGCGGCGGCGTCGGATGTGGCGCTGTCCGTGATTGCCGACGTTCGCGCCGGCCGCAAGCTGCGCATCCGTGCGCGCACCGAGCGCCGGATCTTGGCGGTGACACCGGCCTGCGCGGGCGACGCTGCGCTCGTGCCGGCGGGGCCGACGTGGGAACGGATCGAGTGGCTGCTCGATGAGGGCTTCACCAAGGGGCGCATCGCGCTCGAGCTCGGGCGCAAGACGCGGGCGCTGCAGCTGAATCGGGAATGGGTGACGGCGCGGAACGCCGCTGCCGTCGAGGCATTGGTGCGGAGGTACCAGGCATGACCATCGAACTCGACGAGTGGGATCTGGCGTGGCTGGCGCGTCCGCACACGGATGCGGAGTACCGCGCCGAGATCAAGAGCGCCCTGGAGCGGTGCGCGATGTACTCGGCCCGCATCGACCGCCTCGAGGCCGAGCTCGAGCAGCTGCGCGGGCAGCGTGCCGGGTGCAGGTATCCCGCTTGCCTGGACGGCGGCGGGCGGTGTCACGCGATGTTCAAGGGCGAGTGCGCTGGGCCGAAGGGGACGCAGCCATGACCGACAACATCACCCTGCCCCGCGCTGTAGTCTGGAGATTACACGCGGCGTTTAGAGACGCGGACAAAACGATTAGGCCAAGCGGCGAGAAATCGGATTACAGCGCCGAAATCGCCGCCCTCGACGCCGCGCTCGCGGAGCCGAAAAAGGAACGGGCCGAGACTGGCATCCCGGCCCGAGGTGTTGGCGTTGGGTCAGGAGAAACCGACCCCTCACGCGGCGAAGCATACCCCACCCCGCAGCCGGACGCCAAGCGGGAGCCTGCGACTCACGAGCAGGCTGCGGCTGCATATGACGGAAAAAAAGGGACGCAGAGATGGGTTGACTTTCGAGACGGATGGCAAGCCGCCGAGCGGTTCCACGGGATCAGGAAGGAGGACATGCCATGACACGCGAGGACATCATCAGGATGGCGCGGGAGGCGACGGACGAGTACGCAAAAGAAAATGCTTGGCGCAAGAATTTTTGGCGGTTTAGCCAAGAAGAACTGCAACGCTTCGCCGCCCTCGTCGCCGCCCACCGCGAGGCGCAGTCCATCCACTCCTGCGGCCCAGACTGCCAGAAGCCCATGTGCGTGAACCGCCGACGCGAGATTGCGGCAGCGGTCGAGGCCGAGCGGGAGGCGATTCTCGCGGTCATTGAGGCGTACAAAGTCCCGGTCGGCAATAGTGCTGCGGGAGAGATGGCCTGCGAATGGACAATGGACGCGCTGCGTGATTTGCGTGCCGCCATCCGTGCGAGGGGGAGCAAGTGAGCGACCTGGTTGAGCTGTTAATTCTGATCGTGGCGGGCGCTGTGGTGCTTGGCATCGTCTACGGCGTCTTGATGTCGTTGTGGTATTGGATTGCAGGAGACTGACACATGACAGACGAAACGACTTATGGCGCGGCGCATGACCGCACCAAGATGGCGGTGCTTCGGGAATCTGTGGATCGGGCGGACAATCTCGCCGTGACCCAGGCGAAGCTTATCGTCGTGCAGGAAGAAATGATTGAGACGCTGAAAGAGACGGTACGGCTGTTGGAAAGCCAAAACGCCGAACTGCGTTTGGCTGTCGGGAGGTTCACGCCATGATCGGCCGTGCCTGGCGGTTGCTGCGTAACCTTCTCGCCTTCAATCGGTCGGCGCGTAAGGTCATGCGCAAGGACTGGCGCCGCGTCCCGCGCCCGGTATGGGCGGCGAAACGCGGCGGCGTGGAGGTCTGGTGATGATGTTCTTCCTCGGCCTTCTGGCGTCGGTTCTGGTGTCGATGCTATTTGACGACTGACAGGGGCGGCCGAGAGTCCTCGGCCATCCTTCTGATATCTGACTTGGTAGCTTCTGCGAACGCCGGGGCGCAGAAAACGTGCTTCTTGGTCGGATACTCCTTGCTGTAGACCCGGCCTCTATCCACCCATCCCGCTTCACGGAGCGCGTGCAGCAGCGCCGCCTGCGGGATCTTGACGCCTGCGGGTGCAAGGCCGGCGAGCCGGTCGCAAACGTGGAAGAAGGGTGAAGCGATGACGCCCTTGGAGAATTCCGACTGCCGGTTGCGGATGAGATCCACAAGGAACGATTCCGCCGTGGACATGGCCGTTTCGATCATGATGGCCTTGGCTTCGGTCATCGGCGGGGCGGCGCCTGGATTGAACGCCGACACATCGCGGGTGTCGAGGTACGCGCCGACCGCTTCAAAGCCGCCGGCGTGGTACCAGTCCCAAAGCGCCTGCGCCTCGGTGTCTGCCATCCGTTCGGCTTCCGACCAGACGACGAACCAGCGCCGGTCATCGGATGGGAGGGAGATAGCCGCCCGCTCGTTGCTGAACGCCAACACAAACACGCGGTTAAGCGCGTCATACGGGTGCAGCCCCTTGCGGTGAACGGTCAGCAGCTCAGGCGGCGCTGCGATGATGGGCTTGAGCTGATTTTCCAACGCGCGGCGATCCTTCGCCTCGGCTTGGCGCAGCTCGTTGATGACCATGACTTCGGCTTCTAGGGCATAGCCCCATTGGCTCGTCACTTCCTCGTTTCGCACGATGCTGACGTTAGATTGCATCTTGCCGCCGATTGACCAGAGGAAGGGCGCCCACAGGCTGTCCTTGCCGCTGCCAGGCCGCCCGGCGTGCAAAACGGCATGGTTGATTTTGCGCTCAGGGTGCTGACGCTTGTAGGCCATCACGTCGAGGACGTGGTTGCGCTCTTGGAAGTCGGGGATCATGCGCGTGGCGTGTTTGAGCCACGGCTGAATATCACCCTCAGTGACGGCGGGGCGCGCGTTGCGCCAGCGGTTGCCGTAGGCGAGGCCGTTACGGGCTACCAGAATGTCCTCGCCGGCGGCGAAGGTCACGCCGATCAGGGCGGGTGCGCCCATCGCTTGGCGGTTCTCGTCGTAGCAGACCGACGCTTCGATGCGCCGGCCGTTGTGGATGCTCTGACAGGTGACGTGCCGGAACAAGGCGTTGAAGGTGCTGCGGCTGACTTCGCGCCGCTCTTGCAGGTCGAAATAGGCGTCATCGTCTTGCAGGTAGGCGAACCGCTCGTACCATTGGGTCTTTTCAACCCGGCCGATTTCGCGCCGTTCGACTTCGGCTACCACTTCGGCGGCCTCGTCGGGGAAGGTTTCGGTCGGGGTGATGCGCGACAAGGCGGCCTCCATCTTCTTGGCCAAGAGGTCATCCCGCAGCCCGTAGCCCGTTTTGGGGCCGCCTTCGGCTTCGACCCACCGCAGGAACTTCTCGCTGTTCCAGTCGCCGCAATGCCCGTGGAAGCAGGTATAGGCGCGGTTGACGGGGTGGTACCGCCCTTCGGGATCGCCCGTGGTGTGCGCAGCGTGGTTCGGGCAGATGACGCCATACCAGCCCTCGGCGCCAGCGCGTGAGGTCAGAAGGCCGCGCTCTTGGATCCACTCAAGGACTTCATCCATCCCGTCATCCTCTAGGGCGATGCCGCGGATGTACGCGGTGTCGGGGTGCCCAGGCGTGACGCCAAACGCATTGACCAGGGTGGGGAGGTCAAACTCACGGAGGGGATGAAACTCGGTGAGCTGCGCGGCGTAGGCGTCACGCCCAGGCTTGAGGTTGATACTACCCGGAAGGCGGAAATTCCGCACGGGGTTTATGGCGCCGGGGTCGGTGTACCCGGCTTCGGCAATCGCCTTGATAGCGGCGGCGAACTCGCCCTTCATCGGCTGATCGTCAAGCCGGAAGGTGTAGCCCCACTGAAAGTTGCCGGGTGAGGTTTCCATCTTCCACGTGGGTTCAATGGGTGGGGTCTTGGCCTTGGTGCCGACATCATCCAGCACCATGAAGGCGACCCGCTCGCAGTTGGCGGCGGATGCTGATACGCCTTCGGTCATGCGCTCTACGATGAAGCAGCCTGTGTTGGCGTACCACGCACCGGGGTTGGTGAGCTTGGCGCGCTCAGGCAGGAAGGCAGGCCATGTGTACTTGGGCGTGCCGTCCTTATGTGTGATGTGTTCGCCGCCGTACATGACGGGCTTCTGCCGGACGAACAAAAGGGTTTCCCCTTCCGGGGCGATTTGTGTAAGATAGTCCAGGTATTGCATGTCGTTTCCTCTTGTGTGCCTTCGACCCGCCCTAACCCGGCGGGTCTTTTTTTGTCACTTGCCGTAGCGGGTCATCACCTTGACGCCAGCTTTGAGCGGCAAACCTTGCGCCCACTCGGGCGCGGCGTTCATCACGGACGCAAGCGTAGTGGACGCTGTAGCGGCGTCGGCTTCTCGCACTTCCAGTACGATTTCGTCATGCACGTGCAGTACCACCTTGTCGAGCTTGCGCAGCGCCTCGCGGAGTACGTCGTGGGCGGTGGCTTGCGTGATGTTCTCTGCCGCAAGTCCCTTCCACAACCGCGCGCGCGGCCATTCGGTGGCATCGGCGGCGGGCTTCCATGAGGCTTTGAGATACGATACCCCATCCTTCTCTAGCCGTGCAAACGGGTAGCACAGGATTCGGCCAGACGGCAGGGCGTACCACAGGTGTTGCTTGTCGTAATAGTAGGCGACCCGTCCGGCTTTGACTGGATAGCCGGGGTGGCGCATGGCGCGCATGTAGGCGACTTCCAGTTTGTCCCAGAACCGCACCGCCCACGGGTTGGCAAGCCGCCAGGCGCGCACGATTTGCTGCGCTTGGGCTTCGGGTAGCGTGATGCCGTAATTGCGGCCCATCGCGCTGAACGCACCCACGCCGCCGGCGAAGCCAAGCGAGAGGATGGCGACCTTGCCGATTTGCCGCTGCTCGTCGGTTACGGCGTCGGGGGTCGTGCGGTAGATGTTGGCGGCTTCGCGCTTGTAGATGTCTTGGCCTTCGCGGAAGGCGGTAAGGGTGTCCTCTGCGAGCCGATCATCGGTGAGCCACGGCAGCACCCGCGCTTCGATGGCGTTCCAGTCGGCTACGACGAAGGCGTGTCCTTCGGCGGGGATGATAGCAGGGCGCAGCATTCCCTTAAGAACGTCTGTGACGCGCTTACCGTACTTGGGGACGATATCGTGACCACGTACCATTGCGAAACGGGTCTGCTCTGGGTCGGCGCTAACCTTGCGCGTAAAGTTATGGACTTGTGCGCCGTAGGATGAAGCGCGGCCAGTGGCACTTCCACCTGCAAAAACAAAGGCGCCTCGGACACGGGAATCCTCCACGTCAGCGAGTTGGTTGAGACGGTTGAACTTAGCGACGGACGACGCCCACAGATCATCCGCACATTGGATGACTTCGGCCACCTCGGGGGGCACCTGCTCAGGATTATCCATCGCTAGAAGGTTCGCCCGAACGGTCTTGTCAATGGACTGCTTCTTCTCGCCGTCCTTGTAAACGGTCATCAGCTTGCGGGCTTCATCCCCGACGCGCTCCCACACCCACTCGCGCATCTTCGGGGATCGCACGGATGTGATTTCGCCCTTGGTGACTTCCGCCACGGTTTCTTCGATTTCCACAAGCTCGGCGGTGGCGTAGCGCATGGCGGCTTGGCAAAGCGGACGGTCAACCCGCACGCCCCGGTCGTTGATGCGCTCGTTGGCGTGGTAGTCGGCAAGCTCGGTATCGGTCAGGTCGCGCATGGCCTTGCTGACATCGCGCATGGCGCGCACGTCCTGCTCGCAGTAAGCGACCATTTCGGCCATCAGCGCGGGGTCGTTGTTGAAGGTACCGTCCGCACGGGGGATGGACAGAAGCCGAATGAGCTGCGAGCCGCGATGGTCTTTGCGCATCTTGGAGGATATGGCGCGACCGATATCCTCAAGGGAGCCAGGCAGACAGTTGGCACGCGCTTGGGTGGCGGTGCAATAGAACTGCGTCGGTGTGTGGTCGGTCTGGCAGATGTACCACAGGATCAGCCGCTCAAACGCGGCGTTGTGCGCGCGTATCTGCCCACGGAAATTGGCCACCCGCTCGGGGAACGGGATGTGCGGAAGCCATGTCGTGACGGGTTCATCGTCAAAGGCGTAGGACATGCACAGCACTTCGGTACTGGCATCCTGCGCGTAGTTGTAGACCCCTGCGCTAAAGAGGTCGCACCGGCTACGGGTTTCAAAGTCAAGCCATAGGGTCATGGCGCGCCACCCCATTGCGCGGCCATAGCATCCGCGATACCTTGATAGGTCACGCTACGCAACTTCCACCGATCCGGCGACGGAGGCAATTTGTTTTGGCCGCTTGCCGTTTGATTGGCACGCCGCGATTTGCGGTCGCCGGGCAGAACATCCGTAGGCTGCAACAAAGGCAAACCTTTAAGCCACAAGCACGTCGCTTTAGATGCGTCGTGGCCAAACTGCCACGGCTGGATAATCTGGTCAGGCTTGCGTATGCGCGACGAAATGCACCCGATTGGATTTTCAACGGCAATCCGCGTAATTGGCGCATTCAAAAGCAACTGGACAAACGCAAGCGCCCGCTCCGTATGCGCCGCGCGATCTGGCCGGCGCTTGTTCCAATGCAGCCCGCTTGACGCCAAGTACGTGCAAGGAGGATGCGCGATCATCAAATCCCACCC